AATTAAAAATTCTATGTGCTTATATTGTACAGGCATCACACTCACCGTCTTCTAAATCTGCCAACTGTTCTTCCACAGTTGCTTCGCCATTAACTCCATTTAGGTGTGCACCATTAAGGTTTGCTGACATTGTGTCTATCCCTGCTGGTTGAACATCTTCTTCTTCACCTTTGAAATCATATGTATTTTGATAATAACTTGTTTTCCAACCATATTTGTATGCTGACAACATATCTTGTGCCATTGCTGAGATTGGAACTTCATTGTTTTCATAATGTAATGGATTGTAACTCCAGTTTCCTGATATAGCCTGATCAAAATATTTCTGCATCATTGCTACCACATTAATATAACCTGTGTTGTCTGGCATATCCCAAGGCAATGTGTAAGCATTCTTTAGTTTAGGGTATCCAGGTGCTATTTGTTTAAGAGGACCTTTCTTACTTTTCTTAATTGCCATTAATGCTCTTGGTGGTTCTATACCATTTGTTTCGTTACTAACAACGGAAGAACTTTCTGACGGCATCTGTGCTGACAACGTTGAGTGTCTTAATCCGTATTTTATAATGTCTTTTCTCAATGCCTCCCATGCCATTCGTTGTTTGTGTGGCACGATTTCATCAATTTCTTTTTTGTAGTGATCAATTGGCAATAGACCGTCTGCATATTTTGTTTGTTTAAATCCTTCACAAGCACCTCTTTCTTGTGCTAATTTGTTAGATGCTTTAAGTAGATAAAATTGAAATGCTTCTGTAAGTCTATCAACTGAATCCCAAGCACCTTTCTCAGAATATTTAAAACCTTGTTTTGCAAGATAGTGTGCCAATCCAATATAACCTATACCTAAACTTCTTCTAGATTTTGTGGATACTTCTGCCGCTTTCACGGGATAGTCTTGATATTCTATAATTTCTTCCAATGCTCTAACAGCCAATTCACATAAGTTTTCTAAATCTTCTAAATTGTTTAATTGTCCTACATTGATTGCACTTAAAATACACAATGCTATTTCTCCTTGTGAATCGTCTATTGCATTGATAGGTGTTGTAGGCAATGTAATTTCTTGACACAGATTACTCATTGATACTTTGTCTTTGAATGAACTATGTGTATTACAGTGATCCAAATTCATTATGTAGATACGTCCTGTTTCTGCTCTTTCTTTTAATAAATCAGAAAATAAATCTTGTGCTGGAATAGTCTTTTTATTAATTGATGAATCTTTTTCATATTTTTTGTAAAGTGCATCAAACGAATCTGTTCCAAATGCATCATACAATCCTGGTGTTTCATGTGGTGAGAATAATGTAATATCTTCATCGTTCATAAATCTTTCATAGAACATTTTAGATATCTGTATTGAATAATCTAACTTACGTACTCTGTTGTCTTCTGTACCTTTATTGTTTTTAAGCACAAGAATGTCTTCGATCTCTTGGTGCCATATTGGAAAGTGAACAGTTGCTGATCCACCACGTACTCCGTTTTGTGTACAACATCTCACAGTTGATTCGAATTTTTTAAGGAACGGAATGACTCCTGTGTGTTGAACCTCCCCTCCTCTTATTTTTGCATTGATACCTCTGATACGTCCTGCATTGATTCCTATGCCTGCTCTTCTGGCAACATATAAACCAATTGCCATATCACTTGAAAAGATACTAGACAATGTGTCATCGCTATCTATCAATACACATGAAGCAAATTGTCTAATAGGAGTTCTTACTCCTGCCATTACTGGAGTTGGAATATTAATTTTAAATGTTGATACAGCATCGTAATATTTTTTAACATAACTCATTCTAGTCTTTGCTGGATATTCTGCAAACAGTGTTGCCGCAATCATCATGTACATATCTTGAGGTGTTTCAAATAAATCTCCTGATGATCTATCTTGCACAAGATATTTGTCTACCACTTGTCTTAAACCTGCGTATGTAAAATCAAGATCTCTTTCTCTCTTGATCCATGTATTCATTTTTTTAATATCAGTCTTTGAAAATTTTTCTACAATACCTTTATCATAAACACCTGCCTTAATATTTCTTATGATTAATTTTAACAAAGGCATATATTCATATTGTCCGTGTGCTTCTTTACGCACATCATATGAAAGTAATCTTGCCGCGGCATATTGATAGTTAGGTGTTTCTAACGAGATAAGATCGTTTGCTGAACGCACTAAAATTTGTTGAACTTCTTTTGTTGTCATGCCATCGTAAAATTGTATGTTGGCATTAATTTCTATCTGTGATGAAGAAACACCTGATAAGCCTTCGCAGGCTTCTTCTACAACAAAATGAATTTTGTCAATGTCTAAAGGTTCTAACCGCCCGTCTCTTTTTTTAATCTTAATTGCAGATGTGTTAATGATTTGTTCCTTAGACGTATTCAATTCCATTATATTCCTATTCTTATTTCTATTAATTCTTTGTATTTATCAGTTCTCGTATATGGGTAGTATATTGCAGAATATAGTTTTTGTCAAACGTTGATTTGTTTAATTTTGCCATACTGTATATGTCTATTAGACTGTTTTCCATTTCAATAATATAACTAAACTTCTGGTTGTTTGAACTATCTTCTTTTGTATAAACTGTATGTATCTTAAGATCGTGGTCCTTAAAATTATCAGTTAATAATATAGTATAACTGACTAAGAGAGAAATGTCAACAAGATCATATTCATTCTTTTCAATCAGTTGCCAACCATTAAGCCATGTGTCTTTTTTGTAGATATTAGTGTCAGTTTTGGTTCTAGGACAATGTTGAAATATATTGATTAAGATATTAAATGGATCTTCTGTTTCGTTAATTACGTCACGTATGCTTTGCCAATCTTCCAGACGTTCTGTGTAGTTGCCGTAAAAAATATTAGGCTTATGAGATATTTTGAATTTGGATTGTGACATTGGCAGATTCGAGTGAGTTGACTGGAGCAGGATTAATTGCTTGAACAACAAGAGTTTCGAAATTAGCATCTGCATCTAGATCATTTAGTGTCACTTGAAAATTTAATTGATCTGCATTTGTTCCTTGGAAATCATAATCGTCACTGATATGACTTGTATTATTTTCTTTGTCTATTAATATTTTAAGAGTGCCTTTTCTCATTCCTGTGTCTACTGTGTTTTTATATACATAATTCATATGAATTGTTTTGCTGGTGTCTGTAGGTAATAGTAAAAAGTCAGTGTATGCATTCAATTGACCGATATTAAACTTTGTTGTAAAATTAACGTTACCTGAGTATGCGCCTTCTACTTCTGTAATATAAGCAATATTGCTGAAGTTACGTATCATTGCATTAGTTCTAGAAAAGAAATCATTTGAAGTTATATTTTGATTTGTTTCAAATTTTATAATGCTGTGTTTTGGTGCTGTATCTAAACCAGCATCGTTACCAACAGTTGAAAAAGTGTTTGTTTCACTGATGTTGCCAGTTCCGTGTTTAATCCAGATACCTTGCAAGTTGATATCAATAAATTTTGAATTGCTTATAGTGTTGTTGACTGGACCTGTTGCTTGTCCAACTCCACCTAAAACAGTGTCTTTACCAAACACAATTCCGTATCCACATTCTTCAATCACTACATTATCGAATGCGTTGTTTGTGATATCATCATTGCTTGATACAGCATATGAAAAATTAGAAACTTTAATTTTTTCAAAAACATTATCTCGAGCAGGTTCTATTTTGTTGGCTGGGATAGTAATGTCATCATCACCACCTAATAAAATACCAATCTGAGTTGCCACCAACGCCGCTCCTTGTGCCTGTGTCCATGGACCTTTTATATTGATGTCTTTGAAAGAACTGTCTGAACAACTTAATAATTGTAATCCAGGTTGAGTGGTGTTGCTGTTCAACGTCAACCCTTTCAACTCAATATTTTTTGCTTTATTGATTGCTGTTGTTTGTGCCGCACTGCCCTCGCCATTAATTGTTTCTAAAACAGGATATACTCCTGTTTGATTGATCACAGTTTTTTCACTACCATCTCCAATGATTGAAGCATATGGTGGTAATTTTAAACTGTTTGTAATTTTGTATAAACCTGCTGATAGTTTTAATGTAATTCTTTTTTTGTAGTTGTCTGCATCTTGTGAATTGCTCCAAGGAAGAAACAGTTGATCAATGGCTCTTTGTAATGCTAGTGTATCGTCTGTTGTGCCATCACCCACTGCACCAAATGATTTTGCATTAACGATATCATCTAATCTATTTTGTAAACTTCTTTTAATAGGAGTTGCTGAAGTGGCACCTGTTTGTACATTTGAACCATTACGATAAGTGTATTGATCACTCAATGTGAACAAGTTATCATGTTCTGTTAATACTTTAGAATTGCCTACTGCTGGTGCACCTTCAGACACAGCACCATTACCTATGTAAAGTTCTTGTGTGTCTACTGCCCAACCTAGTTCTCCGCCCGCTAGTTGTGGTAATCCAGAACCTAGGTTCTTTCTACCTCTACGTATTTGAATTCTTGATATCGATACAATTGCCAATGTTTTTCTCCTGCTGTTTGTATTTATCGAGTGTGATGATATAATTGATGTTGATTTAAACTGAGTGTTTAATATAGTACTCTTCTACTCTACTCCACCATAAATCTTTATATTTGCTATAATTTAAGGGTGTTATATCAAATTGTTGGTATGTTAAATCCCTAGCACACATGAACACGTGGCCTTCTTTGATGTCTGTACCGTAAGTTTCGTTGTGTGCTTCAGCATATGCCACCAACTGTAAAAAGTAATCTTCAATCCATTCTTTCTTTTTAGGCTTGTTTGTCTGCTTGAAGTCAATGATGCAAGGTGCTCCTTTGTATTCTCCAACACAGTCTGTGGTACCTGCATATATCTTTGGAAAATATAAACCAACTTCTGAACCCCAGATTTCATTCACATCTTTCAAAGCATTTTCATGGACAACTTGCGCCATTTTAAATGCCTGTTGAGCATATGGATTAGATCCTGGAGAAGACCATTGACCTAACTCAATATAATCTTCAAGATATTTGTGCATTCTAGTTCCAATGCCTGAGGCTTCTTTTGTGATGCGAACAGCATTTTGTTCTCCAACTCTTTTACGCCATTCCATAAGATGTGTTTTGTCTTTGGTTGCATCTAATATTGTGGTTACACTTGCCACAGCACTACCGTCTGGACACTGATAAACTCTCTTGCCATTTAAAGAAGTTCTTGATAATTTCTTATAATCTATTTTGTTTGTAATTAAAGTCATTTACTTACTGCTTCGCTGTTAAATGCGAAACTCATTCTATTGTTAGTTTTACTCAACGCATGACTGACATAATGCCACAACCATGACGGAAAGTACACACATTGATTTAGTTGCGGTTGTACATCTATTCTGTCACTATTGAATTCATTCATATGTTCTATAATATTACTTTTGAACACATAACTCATTTGATTGTTTGGATTTATAAAAGTAAGTGGAGCACACCCCGTATCCGCTATGGGCCAGTACACTGCACTAAAAACTCCGTCCACGTGTCTGTGAGGTGCTTCAATGGCACTGTTGTCACTGCCATCATTTGCCCAAAGACTTGAAACTATTTGTTTGTGATTGTTGCTTAATCCTAATTGATTGTGTAGATTATTAAAACCATTCTCAATTTTTTGTACAAGTTCTTTCAATACAGGTTCATCTACGTTAAGATGATTTGTGCCTGTGGATTTATAGTTTGGTGTGGCATCGTGATTTATTTCTTCTTTTGACCAACTTACCACTGCATCTTTGTTTGATAGGTCTATATTTTCAATTGCTATGAAACTACTAAAGACAGCATTAATTTTCATTGTTGTCATTTTCTGTAGACAGTTTATCCAACTCATCTAACATATTATCGTATGTTGGACCGTCCCATGGATTGTAATCGTAATAAGGTTTAGTTGTACTGTTAGGATCATCTTCACCAACAACTTGTTTTACTTCAGGCACATAATGTTTCATTGTTGACTCTATACCTTTCTGCAGAGTGGCAGTGCTACCTGCACAACCTGAACAGGCACCTTTCATCAACATGGTTAATTTTCCTGTATCAACATCAAAATCTTTTGCTTCAACTTGACCTCCGTGAGATTCAACTTGAGCCTTGATATATTTTTCAATCACGGATTCGATGTCATGAAGTATTTGTTCTTTGGTTCTATCCATGTCTTAATATTACAGTACTAATTGTAAAAAGTCAAGTATTAAGTGCGTTTTTTGGTTGCTCTCTTTGCCATTGTTTTTAGACTGGCAGAGCGATCGCCTTTTTTTGTAGGAATATTTGGTTCTTCAGCATCAGTATCAAGAGTGATACCTGAATTGTCAAAAGTTTTAATCATTTTTTTGATTGAAGAATTTTTATTGTAAAGATTTTTGAAACTGTCGTGATTGATTGAGAAGCCTCCAACATTAGTTAGTATCTTGTTCAATGCATCAAAACTCAAATATGCTTTTTGATTACGTGAATCAGCACTGCTGATTAAGTTTCTAAGAACTTGAATTAACTCTGCGCCAGAGGCTTCAGAAATTAAGCCTTTTTTTTTGACTTTGTTGAAAGTGTCTCTGCTAGTCTTCTAGACAATTGAATGATTGCTTCTCGTTTGCTTCTGTCTGCTGGTTCCTCACCGCCTGTTGCAGGTTCACTTGCTGAAAAATCATCTGATTGATCTGGCATATCTGCATCTGCGTCTACTGTTGGTTCCATTGCTGGTTCTTCACTGTCGCTATCCGCACCAATTGTATCTGGTGCTTGTTCGCCTGTCAGTACGGCTACGCCGCCTGTTAGTGATTCTCTTGTTGCTTCTAATGAAGTGTATAATGATTCTAAACTTGGCTTCACTGAATTAGTAAATTGTTCTGATTGTTCTACACCCATTTCATCTCTAATAGCGTCTGCTAATTCTAACATAGTTTCAGTCTGCATAGATGCTGTGTCTTCCATCCAGCCTGTAACTTTATCAACCATGTCTTTAGCCGCCATTACTAATTGAGCAGATTCTTCTGCTCCTTCTTTAACTGATTTCTTTTTGTCTTTAATCGCTTTTTTCATAGGTTCTTTTTTATCGCCATCTTTGTCCATGTCTAAAAAGTCTGGCTTCGCTTTTTCATTCATTGTTTTTGCCAATAAGTCTTCTGCATCTTTAAGTGTGAATTCTTTATCGCCTACTTTGAACTTGTCGCCTGCTTTCATGCCTGCCGCTTTGGCTTTTTGTACTGCCTGTGCAAATTGATTACCTTCATTTGGATTTTCAATTTCTGCTCCAGTATCGTCGAAATCTTGTTCTACTTTTTGTTTTGCATAATGTAAAGCAGATGCTTCGTCACCTTGTGCTGTTGCTTGTCTTTTCTCTATGTCAGCAATAACGGCATCTTTATTCATTTTTAATGCTTCTTTATCCATGTCAAAATAATCACCAATTATTTCATCTGCTTGGACTAAAATATCGTTTTGTAATTTTGCTTCTACTGTTCTGTCATTGATTGCAGAATCTAATACGTCTAAAAACATTTTTTGCTTGTGGTAGTCTTCGTTGTGACTTAAACCATCAAAGGACTCATTTTGTTCTATGTTGGCAATTTTGTGTAATACACTTGTACGAGCAGTTTCTAACTGTGCATCTGTGAATTGATCTAATTGTATTGCTGATCCAAACACTTTTGACAGTCTATCGTTCAACTGTTCTGTTGTTGCTTGGTGTCTAAATTGCTCTATTTTCATTGCTTTGTTCCTTTGCTATTTTATTTATCAAATATGTAGTCGTCCAGGGTGTCTCTTAACTTGAGTAGATCCTCCCATGCAATATCGTATCGTATTTTAGCAGATTCTCGCTTGATGTCATCATCGGTTCTGGCTATTGTGTGCTTGTAGAACACACATTCATTGTATTTGTGGTGTATTTGATCATCTGTGGATCCTATGTATTGCAGGCTGTCTTGTTTGTTTTGAGCCATTTGCCTTGCCATAGCCAACGCCGCTGTCTTGGTAAAAGTGGTTGTAATTTGTTTATGGTTCTTTATGTCGTACAATAAGAATCCCATGCTGTTTTCACGCACCACAAAGTTTTTGATACGCAGACTGTTGCCATGCTGAATGGGTAGGCACACTTGCTCTGCTTGTTTGTCTATGAATATTTTAAGTTTTTTAGATAGTTTTTGTAGATCCATTAGCAACCACCAGTGTTTTATCGTCACGTTCTATGCGACGTACCAAACTTTTATTGATTAGATTTCTTATTACTTCTTGTTCGCGTTCCAAAAAATTATCAATGTCTTTCATTTCTTTTAGTTTATTCAACATTGCTTTTTCTTCGTTTGAAGTTTGAATTAAAAAATCTTGTATAAGTTCGTTAATTTTCATTATTGTGTTGCTTTTTGTCTACGTTGTAGATTTGTGATTACAGGATCTAAATCTTTTTTATTCACTGTAATCGATTGTGGTGCTTGAGGTGTAGGTCTTTTGGTTTTCATTGTAACTTGATCACCTTGGACTTTATCCACTTCATAATCCGTTTCTTTGTTTGCTCCTGTTGGCATGGGCACAGTTTTACCTGGCTTGACTATCTGTTGCTGTGCTTGAGTGTTGGTTTGTTTCAGTGGTGCTTTCACTGATCCTGATTTAATTGGACCTTTAGGCAGTTTGTTAGGAGGCACAGGTGCTCCAGACTTTTGTTGACTACCCAGGGTATTCAATGTTTTTTGTAGGTACGGAGTTTCTGTAATTTCAATTATCTTCATGTGCTTATTGGTTTCCTTTTTCCGCCACCGCTTCTTCTGAATGTTTTTCTACCGACACTTCTTCTGTTTGGTCTGCTTCTTGATGCACTGCGTCTGTTCAGTTTAGCCAATCCAATACTTGCTCCCGAAGTTGACTTTGTTCTAGATCTCTTAATTTTCATTGTGGATCCGCGTCTTGCTTTGGCTTTTTTAATTGCCATTACTGCGCCTATTTTTTTAGGTTGTGTACACACAGAAGGAGAACTGACCACACGTCCTTTACGAGGACCTGCTGTACATCTGTACTTTCTGACCATTTTGCCGCCCTTGGTACGTGACCAAATCTGAACAACTGATTCTGTGACTATTTCTGTAATTTTCATACTATACCTTGTCTAGTACGAATATTTAGCAGTTGTGGGGGGTGTTTGAATTAACCTGGGAATTTTAATAATAACACAACAATAGTGGATAGTAGTCCAGCAACTATTGTACCTGTGGCTCCAATAATCACTTTCACCATGCTCTTGTTGCCATGTTGAATGTCTGTGTGGATATCTTCCACCTTCTCCTCGATTTTGTCCAAACGAGTTTCAAGGTTTTTATATCTTTGTTCACACAAATCAACGTGTGCTTCTAAATTTTGTTTTTCTAGCTCTGTAGCCATTTTCTCTCTCTTCCGGTTATTGTATCAATTTTATTTCTCTTGGAAGATGCCTGTATTTTATGCCTCATTAAGCCTTATACATTTATTTATACTGCGTTAATCCAAGTTATCTATTTGTTTAATGAATAACACATTGGTATAATCTACATCGTCAGTTCTATACACACCGGTTTTGATGTTGATAGATTCGTCCAGTCCAATCAACATTGGTACCAAATCAAAGTCTTCTTTTAGTGTGTCAATGCTCACAGCATCTGGAAAATCTGCTTCTATCACAGTTGTCCATACCATGTGTTCTCCCACATAGTTTTCACCAAACATCAAATTGGTAATGTCTTGTTTTTCTACTGTGGGTCCTGAAATCATACGCATATTAGATCTCAACTGAATAGAGTTTTCAAATGTCATGTAGTTGCTGAATTGGTCTGTCTTTTTATTATCTTCATCTCGACCACGACGAGCTTTTGTTTTTGTGATATCTATCAGTGATAATATTTTGTATCTCATATGCTGTTGTTCCTAGCACTATTACTTATAAGTCACAAAAAAAGAGCGTCCAGTTTCCTGAACGCTCTTTTGTATTCTTGTTAATAGGATAAGAAGTCTTATCTCGCTTACCTTATTATGCCCAAGTATCACCTTGTATAGTAACTGCCGCTACTGCACCGTTAATTCCAGTACCTGCATCTGCAACTGCTTCTAATTGAGCCGCCGCCGCTACTGCACCTTTACCTGCATAGCCACCTTCTAAACCTACTACTAGGTCGTTTGCTAAAGGTGTTCCTAATACAACGATGTTTGCCTCAGATGCAATTGCTCTCACTAATTTGTGAAATACTGAATCTGCCGCTTCTGGGTTTGTGTGTACTGCTGTGTATCCAGTGAAAGAATAGAAGTCGATGTCTCTTGTTAAGAACTCTTTACCGTTTTCTACTGTTTTACCGTTTGATCCTGCTATTGTTGCCATTTTATTTCTCCTGTTTTCTCTTAATGGTCACACTTCGCTCCGAAGTGTATGTTGCTAGTATTTATAATTTTTTGGTAAAAGAGTGGGCTAAGGCAACAAAAGGGCGACATAAAGCCGCCCTTTTGAATAAAAAAGTAATCTAATAATTAGATTGCTTCGATGTCTGTTGGTTTAGTTACAGTAACAGTTTCGTTATCAGATAAAGTCTGAACACCACCTGTTAATGAACCAAGAGTTCCTGTGTCTAATACTTGACCAACTGCTTGTGCAATTGAGTTAATATCAACACCATGATTGTCTGCAACCATGTAGATCTCAGAACCATTTGCTTTAGTTTGAATGATTTGTGCCATTCCACCTAATGCATCTGTTACTTTAGCCGCCGCCGCGTCTGATCCCATAACTGCTAAATTGGCATTTGAAAGTACAATTTTGAACATACTTACTGAAGTAAGTTCTTGTATTGTTCCTCTAGCCACTGCTGTTGGGTTTGTTCTTGTTAATGTTGCCATTGTTTTTCTCCTTTTTTCTCTTTAATGACACACACTTCGCTCAGAAGTGCATATGCATTTATTTATAAGGTTTTGGTAATAGTTGTGTGGTAATATATTATTTACGGCTCTTTTGAGCTCTAGATTGTAGTGCCTTGAGCACACTGACATAAGCCGGACCGGCTTTAACAATATCATTCAATAATTGTATTGCTGGTAGATAAGCACCCACTATTGAAGATGGAATACTTTTGCCTGACAGTGCTGAGTCTATGAAACGTTTCACTGCCACTAGGTTCGTGCCACCAACTAGATATCTGTACATTGCAAGGTCTCTACCTTGAACACTTACATCTGGCACACTGACTTTTGGTTCAGCATCTTTGACTCTGCCTGTTTCAAGATTTCTGTCAGAGGCTAATTTCTCCAAGTATTCTATGCTGTCCGAACTTCTTAATTTGGCTCTTGCGGCATGAAGTAATCTTGTCACTAGATTTTGTTTCTCACGCACTGTAAGAGTGTTGAATTGAAATAAACTTCTTCTAATTGATTTGTAATCAGTATTTCTTATGCTCAATCCAGTTTCAATATTTAAAAACACCTGCATGATGCTTGGCGATATCAAACCCTGTTGTAGTGCTGACATATATCTGTTGAATGCCATAGTGGGGAATCTGCTTTTTTTCCTCATTGCTTTGGCACTGCTTGGATCCTTTAATTTATCCATTGCTTCTTCGTCGCCTGTAACAAAATACACAAAGTTATGAAGGTCTGTGGAATACATTCTGAATCTGTTGTAGTTGGATTGTTTTGTGTCTCTGGAATATGCAGATGCCAACTGTCTGTATGTAGGGTATTGATTCAACAGTTGTAGTATCAACAGTGTAAGGTACAGTCTTTCTGCACAATCTGTATAGGTAAGAACTTTGTGATCTCTTGAGTCACGGGTCATACGTGCTTCAAATAATGAACTTAAAAAGTCCAATTGATTAGTAGTTGCTTGGTTCTGCTTTGTCGATTCCATATGTTGACACAAATAATTCTACCATATCTTCTGCTTGTAAAAACTTTTCAATGGTTTGACTTTGTTGAAGATCCTTTGTAAACTGTGCTTTGACCGTAGGTTTAACACTAGGTGCAGTTAATAATCTTCTCAACACTGTGGCTTGTTTAAATGTTACTTTAAATTTTTTGCCATCATCTGTTATCACTGTGTCTAATGGTCTTGGATTGCCTTGACTGTCCAATATTTTCCCCAACTGATTGAATATAGAATCCTGTTTGAATTCTTTATCCATTCCTGAATTTGGATCATCTGCTGGATCTATGTCTTTAAACTCTTTTATAAATTCTTTTGCTTTCATTTTGTTCTCCTTATCTATTTATCGCTCTGTTGGCTTTGGTGAAGCCAGAACGTTTCACTAATTTAATATTACCTTCAGGAGACCCTAAAACATAGCCTTCGCCACCTGGTTTACCATTTATTGTTGCTGTTATATCGCCTTGTGCTTGATCCAATTGATTGATGATTGAATCTTTTACTTTCATTATTCCACCAACCAAAATCCACAGTTTGCTGAATGCTTTCATGTTTGCTGTCACATACTCTTTAATCTTAATTCTTTTAGGCTGACTCACAGCACTTGCCGCCAACCATCTTAAAAAGTCTTCACCCAGTTTGTTTAAACCTGTATCCACTTTGCTGTTGGTGTAAGTGTACAAAATATTAGGTAGATCAGTTAGTTTCATTTCGGCTATTTTGTTTTTGTTCAACAGTTTGTCTATTTCTGCTCCACTGTTGTTGACAAGAGATTTTAATTGATCTAATCCTTTCACTTGAATAGGATCTTTTTTATTAAGTGTTGTGGGTGGGATTGCTAACACACTGCCTTGCACCATGTCTAAATCTTTAATAGGTAAAATTTTTCCATCTTCAGTCATTGTGTGATGTATAACAACACCCACTTTGCTGTTGGCAATTTGTTGTCCTATATCACTGTTCACATTCACAGCATATTCAACCACGTTGGGTTTGAACATAAATTTGTCGCCTAATTTTTTTGGAGTTTGAAAGTACAACATATCTCCAACAAAGTATCCTTGAAAGTTTTCAGGTACTGCTTGTTGTAATGTGTCAAACACTGATGCCATCTTAGAAGCATACTGTGCCTGTGCTTTTCTTTTTGCAGGATCTTTTCCTCTTCCGGCAATAGCACTTTTTAAGTCTGCTGGATTGGTTGCTCTACCGTCATAGCCTTTTGCAACAAAGCCTGACTTGTCTGTAAAAATAAATTCGCCATTAGGATTTCTACCAAACACCACAGCAGGTGAACCGTCCCATTTGATTGTAAGTGACTGTGTGCTTTTGCTTAATGATTGTAATTGTTCAATTGCTCTTATGGCTCCTCTTGAACCTTCCCAGAAAATTAAATCTTCTGCGTGTTGAATTCTTGATTCTTTGAGAGCGACATTCTTTTTGTCAACTTCTTTAAATTCTACTAGTCTCATATTTTAATCTTGTTTAATAATGCTCTGTACCAACCAATTGGGTCTTTGATACTTTCAGGCAATGTCTTACCCATTTTAGCAAATGAATCTTTCACATCTGCCACCAACGTGTCATAGTCTGATCTATCTTTTATTTTTGCATGAATAGTTTCAACTGTATTCAAATCATTAGCAGTTGCACCTTTGCCTAATAACAGTTCAGCAATCTTGTTAGGATCTTTAGTGATAGGTTCATTTGTATCTCTGTTTAATAAACCTGCTTTGTGACTCCATTTGAATCCAAGTGGTTTTGCAATTGATGCCATCATCACGTGTCTGTCTGCACCTTTGTATGGCGAGCCAGGTTGTCCACCTTGAAGACTCCAACGCATCCATTCAGGATCTCCAAACATTAAGTCTGATTGAACATATCCATTCTTTGCACTGCCTCTGATAGGAGTTTTAAAATGTACACTGATGCCACTTTTCTTTACCCACAATTTAGGATCTTGTTTGTTCTTTATAGCCCATTGTGTCAATGTGTCTGCCAACTGATCTTTTGAAATCTTATTTTGATCTACTGCAACATCCAAGTCACCTGATGTTGGTGCTTTACCTGTGGTGCCCAACATATTAG